ATATTGTGACTATGAGAGTAACGGGCAATTCATCAGAATATAGACATGATGCCTTGCATTGGTTGGTTGGTGGATCTGTTCATACGCAGAACGGAACATTAGCTTGGGCAGAACAGAAGAGTTGTTTTGGAGCTAAGCTATTGGTATTCACCATTTCACCAGATTTTGTCCCGTTGACAACATGTGGTCTCAGTAGCGCAGTGGTGGGCGCGAAACTCTCCGACCCTGATTTGAGGGGTTTGCGAAATACGCAACAAGTCGTAGGACATGTACAACAGTCCTTGTTAATAGATTCAGTGAAAGTGTTACCACTCGGGTTTTTGGTGCGAACGGGGACTAAACAGGTCATTGTCCCAAACGTTATGTACGCCGAAGCTTGCCTATGGGTGGTGGGAAAGAAACGAACAAAGGCTAATTGGGATTCATTACTCCAAAACCTAAAGGGGAAAGTTGGTAAAGTTAATATCCTTTCTTCTAATCAATGGTTGGTGGTGCTACATTGTGCTACCTTGGCTTTTACAAACACACTTTATGCTGAGATCGAAGCTCATGGCTATTTAAGCAGGTGGACGCGGGAATTCAAGTTACATTCACAGTTTACGGATGTTTACGTTTGGTTCGCTTGGTTCTTTGAAATCATGCGGTTATGCCATGGATTCTCTACCTCTGTGATGGTAGTCGTTAATTTAATCGGCATTTTGTTAAATGCGTTGGCTGTGGGATTGCTTAAAGGCGATTTGAAACTTAAGACTGTTCCGACAATAGTCTTGTTCTTATTGACTCTTTGCTGGTGGGCGGGTACGGTGGGGAGAGCGTGGTTTAAATCGAAACCACGGGATCCTCCCTCAAAATATTCCGCCGACCCCGACTTGATTCCAAAATCAAAGGTCGGATCAATTACGGCTACCCCGGATCTTTACGGGGCAAAGGAGTGTGCTGGTCGCATTCCTTTGACCACTTATGACAACATTATCCCGGTGACGTGTGCCAATGATGATGCGACAAAGCTCATGGCTTTAAACATGCGGTGTTTGCAAGGAGTTGAAACCCATGATTTTAGCAATGTGAGTCAATACCGGAACCTTTGGGAATCCTGGTTGCCCAAGTCAAGTTTAAAAGTTATACCTTTTCTCACTTGGATAAAGAAATGCAATCGAAGGAATGATAAAGCAAGGGTTGCGGTTTTGACCAAAGCTTATAATGAATTGGAAGAGGATCCGAGTTTGCTGAAATTCACAATAGAACCGTTTGTGAAAGATGAAGCTTACCCGGCGAAAGGGGCTGCGCCTAAACCAAGGTTGATTTTTGCGACAAATAATCACTATTTGGTTAAAGCCGCCCCAATTGCCTATTCTCTTGGGAAGAAGCTCAAAACTATCTGGAATAAGGATTATTTCGTCTATTA